GGCGAGCACAAGTGGATCACCCCCCATGTCAGGGCGATGAAATACGACGGCGCCATTGTGGAGCGGTTCCTGCGGGGAGAGCCATGCGGGTTCGAGATCGTGGCGGAGGGCGACGACGGTCTATGGCTCTTCACCCCCAAGTACATCAGAGACGCACCACCCGGAGGCTACGATGCCATGGCGGATCGGTTTGAGTACTGGTCATGCATGCAGGGAACCAACCTAGAGCCACAGGACGAGACGGGTGATGCCGTGGGCCCTAACCGTGTGCAGCCGACAACGCGGCGCATGGAGCACTGCTCACGCATCATAGTTCCTTATTGGAGTGAGGTGTCGACCGTGGTTAAGGCGGTTCCCGCTGGCAAGAAGAAGAAGGGTAAGGCGAAAGAGGCGGTGGACATGAGCGACTCGGAGTTCCAGAGCTGTGCTGACTCCGAGATTGTAGCCAGTGTGGTAGAGGCCGGTGTTCGCACTAGCCTTAACGTGTGCACGAAGCGAACATTGCGTGTGGGGCTCCTCCCCAAGATGAGGAAGACCATAGAGGCCGCTGACATCACATTCGGGTTGGTCTCGGGTGTGGAGCTCAGCGAGCAGACTATGCTCAACATCGCTTTCACGAAGTTCGCATCATGCGCATTCAACTGCATTGACTCGCCCCTCATGTTCCAGTACTTTTTCATGCACGCGAGGGTGTGTCTGCTAGGTGACCAGGGGGGAACGGACCTCGACAAGATTTGCGAGAAGAGCATGAGGGCCAGGTTCGAGTACAGTGCGAAAAACTACGTGCACAAGAACATGGCCAACACGTTCGGCGGCAAGACTTCAACACTTAATGAGGACGTGGCCACCGAGCTTCCGGTAGGGCCGTTGAAGCTGCTCAAGATGCTCTGGCAAAGACACGAACGATCGATTACGGCGGATGGCCATGTTGAGGCTATGACGAGGGCGATGAAACTCGAATGTCCGATGATGGACAACGACTTCATCCACGAAGCCACAGCCGGCATGAAGGCCACCGTCACTTGGGAGCAGTGCGGCGAGTGGTCAAAGCAGCTGAAAGACCGCCTCGGGGCGGTCTAAAACCGCCCCTCCACGAGTGGGGGGCGTCGCAGCCGTGCGCCCACCACGCGACGGCCATAAGCGCCGTGCGCGCGGCTGCGGAATTCACCTCCCGTCGCAGCGGGAGAGGGACAGTGCAACGTGAGGGTTCCGCCCGGGCCACCTCACTGTAACACACGCACACAGTCAGGCGTGCCCAAAGCAGTATTGGGCATGGGGGCTCCTCCGGGCTCCCGCCTCCCCACCTTCCGTTGAGTCGGGGGCGCGCATCTCCACGCGCGGGCAAGACGAAAGCCAGCCATCGGCCTAAGTGTTACGGGCGCAGATCACAGCAAACGATGGCTTCATCTCTGGGGGCGGTAATGGTGTGTGGTGAAACCTGGATAACCGATCCGCACACTGGACCCGCAGCTCTTGGGCATGGGCACCCCTAATACTGACACACCGATCGGTCTCCATCGAAAGAAGGATTCCGCGGCTGCGCCCTCACAACTGCGTTATTTGAGGGGGTAGAGAGTGAGAGATGGCGACGGGACCGGTCCGCCCTTTTTAGGGCCGGTAATTCAGTGTGATCCGGACGGACGTAGTGGATGGTCGTGATACATCATGTGGGGGTTGAGCCGCCTCCGTGTGGTTGAGCGATTGGTTTGCCTAAGTCGCACTGGACGGGCAACGCGGAAGCTATTGTTAGGCGTCCTGCATTCATGTACATACGATGCCCATGGCATTGTAAGCCCCGCGACAACGGCGGGCAAACGGCTCAAGGGTGTCCCAAGAGCGTGGTACTGCATGCCAATCCATTTTCAGGAAGGCTGTGCGTGTGAGGCCTCTTCACACACCGAAGCATTGTATCAACTCCTGTCAGCGATTTGTTTTCTGGCGTTAGTCGGTCTCATCGCCATGGCGTACGGCGGGAAGAGCGGTAAGAAACAGGGCTTCTCCCCGAATCAAGCTGCACAGATCGCCGCGGCGCCACCACACCGGCGCAAGGCCCTGCGTGCGCTGTACGCCTCGCAGAACGCGCCCCGCCCGTCCCCTAAGGCGGCACCGGCGCGCTCGGCGCCTCACCGGCGTCAGGCCGTTCGCGCCCGCGGAACGCCAAATTTCCTGGACCCGATGTGCCCGATGTGTCCCCCCACGACTGTGTCGCAGGGTAAGGCGCTCCCGCATAACGGTCTGGTGTCTGGCGATTTCGTGGTGGGGAGCACGAACACGACCCTTCTTGTGTGCACCAACACTGGAGACTCCGGCACCGTTGGCATCCTATGGAATGTGAGCCCAGCGGGAGAGTACGTGGACGGGCAGCGGGTGTTCACTATACCCACACTCGCTGCGGCAGACAACGAGAACGGTGCGTCGGCTGTGCGTGCCTCCAAGCTGAGCGTGAGCGTTTCTAACTGCTCGAACGCTCTGAAGCGAGGGGGTCGCGTGACGTACATCAACTCCTCTCAGAGGCTGCCTTTGAGGTCCACGAACTCTGCCGTTCGCTACGCCGCCATCATTGAGGGGATAAAGGACTCGCCATACCGGCGCCGGATCACCGGGGATATGCTCGGCCGTCCTATGCAGCTGATCAGTTACCCGGTCGACGGGGCTGAGTACGAGTCTTTCAACCCTCACCACGGCACTCTCACCGAGAGCGAATTCTGTGCTTACTGTTTCAGAGCCAGCGTCACCGACTCGGTGCCCCACACGCGGCCGATGTCTATCATCGCGTTCATCTTTGATCCAGTTGCGGAACCGCAGGACTACTCTGTCACCATTCGCGCGTCTTACTACACGCGGTGGCCGTTGACCACGGTTCCTGGCCAGAGCATGAGGCTTATGCCGACTGCCGACGCCAAGCTGATCAACCGTGTGCGTGATCACGCCGAGAACACCGCCAACGACATGGTGCACATCGCAGAGGGAGGTGCCATCGCCATGGCCGCTCCGCGTGTTGCGGGCGGGCTGCGGACGGTGGGGTCCTCTGTGATGGGCAGGATCGGGAGCGCTGTGTCTCGTGGCATCACCGCCGCAGAGGGTGTAGCCGGGGATATCCTGGGTGCCGAGGG